AGTAATTTTTTAAAAATTGTAGTAAACGCCAAAAGAATAAGCTACGCCAGTTGTAGCTAATGCAGTTGGCAAACTTACATAAGATTTAATCCAGCTAATTGTCATTCCGTTAATTGCTGGTAATTCAAATGTATAAGGATCAGCCGCACTATTAACTATATTATTCAAAGAGATCATAGGTACATTGTACACTAATTGTAAATCCCCAGCATATAAAGTTAAGAATGACTTTTTAAGATCAGCCGTAGTTACTGGAGTACTACCAGTCAAAGGAGTAGCAGTAATTGTACCAGCTGTATATACTTGAATAGACGTGATTTTAGCGTTACGCAAATTTGGTAAATCGTTAAAATAAAATCTAGTCAATGTACTACCTGAAGGAACAGCTATTTCCACAGCTTCAAATCTTTCAATACGTATCATATCTAAATATTAATAATTTTAAAAATAGGGGGATATAACCGTCCCCCAGCGGTAGCGTTTAGACTTCGCAAAAGTATTATTTAACTGAAGTACAGTTTTGTGCTAAGATACCATACCACAATGTAGCTACGTATGTATTACTATCTACTGCACTAGGAGCAGCTGGTAATACGATACTTGCTGAAATGTTACTAGCACCGTTCAACACGATATTTGGCTCACAAACTTGTAAAGCATATTGATCCATACTTACCTGATCAATGCTATATTGTGCTGGACTTGTTGCAGTAGCAGCGTTGAAGTTTGTGTTTTGTTGCGTTTGTGGAACGTCTAAGTGTTGCAATAAAGACCACTTAGGTAAAACATTTTGGTTGTTAACTTGAATGTTAAAATAACCGTTATATACGTTATATAACTGTGCAGCACCAGTAGGGAACGCTGTTAAGTTAGGATAAGTATAAGACTTAGCTGATCCAGTTGTAGCTGATCCTGAAGTCAATAAAAATTGAATTGAAGATACAATAAACAAATCCTGAAGTGCTAAACGTTGTTCACGTACAGTTGGAGTACCGTTTTGGTTGTCGTTAACTAATACTGGTACGTGATAAGATGCAGCTGAAGTAGTCAATAATACTTCACTACGTAAAAAAGACGGAGTTAAGACAGCGTGAGATGCGTCATAACCTAATTGATTGATCAGTGTTTTTGCGTTTTCAAACACTAATCTATTTCCCATTTGAGTAGCCATGTTTTATAAATTTAATTATTATTTAATAAAAGTGAAAAAAGTTAAAATTAACACGCTTCTAAAATAGCAGCGTTTCTAATTCCAGCTATATAAGTACCAGCTGAAGCACCCTGATACCCAGCAATATTACGTACTGGTTTGTTACTGTAATAATTAGCACCGATACCACTTAGTAAACCACTTACTTTTACTAAATTCAAACCGCCAGTAGCGATCATACCAGCACCTAATTTAGCACCTACGTCGCCTTTGATGAATTTAGGAGTGAAGATACCTAATGCAATAGGCACAGCACCATTAATTAACCCTTGAGTAGTTGCACTTTGACTAGTAGTCATAGGAGCAATTAATTTTTGTACTAACACTTGTGCTAATACTGCACCGCCAACTACATAAGCTGCTGATGCTACGCCACCACCGATACCAGACATAACGCTGCGACGACGCTTTGTATGTTTACGATGGCTTCTTTTTGCGTGACTTTTTCTTCTTGCCATTTTGTTTTTTTTTTGTTTATGAAAAAATTGTTATTTTTTTACGTCTTTGTTATTATCAGTATATCTAACTGGTATTAATGAAGTACCATAATTAGTTAATCTAGTTACATATATTGTGCGATCCATACCTTTATAATATCCCTTTGGTAATTTATCAAAAAATTCCATTTTTTTATAACCACTATCAGTAGTATAATCTATATAATATTTACCAGTTACTTTACCTACAATTTTATGTAATCCACTCATAACGCTAATTCTAACATTATGGCTTTTAGTATCTTTGTGCATAGTAGTAGATTTTTTAACTACACCTACTTTTTTACGTGCTACCTTTTTTGCTGCTTTCTTTTTTACTGATCCTACTGCTTTTTTCTTTGCAGCTTTTTTTACAGCTTTCTTTTTACCTACTGGACTTTTACCTTTATGCTTACTAGCATATATTGCACTAGCTTGTGCTACTGCTTTTTTCCATTCTATTTTAGGACTCTTTTTTCTAATTGCCTTAGCTTCTTTAATAATTGATTGTAAAGCTGTCATTATTTCAAATTTTTAATTAATAAAATAGCACCTAATCCTATTGCACCATATAATACCCAGTTAACTTTACCAGTACTAGTACTTGAAAATAAATTTGTCAAACTTTGTACTGGAGTAGCATTATAATCTATTTCCGATTGTGTAAATGCAGCTGCGTCTAAATCCTCAAATATTCTATTTACATTTCCGTATGTATTACGAATACTGTTTAAATAGTTATTCCAGTATATTTTAGCTTCAGCACTAATATCCTTATAATCGTTTACATAGTTTTGTTTATACCACTTTAACCACTCACGAGTATTAACGTCTATTGCCTTAGGGCTAATTTTTTGGCTATAAGCTATAACCTTTGCTAATCTTTCCTGAGGAGTAGCATTAATAATAGTACCCTTTGCATTTGCAATAAAATCCTTTGCGTCCCTAGCTGGGTGCGAAAAAGCACTAGATCCCCACTTAATAATAAAAGGTGCAATAGCTACACCAGCTTCTATTACTAATTGTGCTACATTAATACCAGTACTGACTGGATCAGGACTAGGTATGATAAATGCACCTACATTATTTTTATATCCTATATAAGACGCTTGTTGCACTCTTATCTTTTTTTAGTTAATAATATAACTGCTAAAATACCAGCTGCACCCAATAATAAGATAGTATTTTGACTCATACCAGTACTAGGCTGCTGATATTGTGTTGGATAATATCCACCACCATAACCGCCACTAGCTTGACCACCGCCACCAGTATTAAATGATTTAATAATATCAGGACTAGCTTGTAATAAATCATTAAACCAATTTCCCATTGTGCTATTTTTTGTACCTGATATTGCTGGTATTCCAGACATTGCTACTAGTGCCATATTTTTAATTTTTTTATCTTTATAATAATAAGGTTGTCTTTTTTCGTCAAACTGATCCAATACTGGATCAATCCAATATTCTACACCATTTTCTTTTACTACTGCAAATACGTGCTGCGGAGTATTGTCAAATGGATCATACGAAGCAAACCTATAATAAACGTCAAAATCATTCCCAGTATTTCGTCTATATGCGTCCATTATACCATTTGCAAACGTTGCGTACCCTTTACAGTCAATCCCTACTACATTACTTGCTAGTATTGCAGCTGGGGATCGTAATATTTGCATATTTTCAGGCTCAATCGTATATTTAAAATCGTCCTTTAAAAACTGCCATACATTAAACGCTGTTTCTTCTACGCTTCCACCGTCAAAAAATCTATAAATTTTATCATACTCGTTATCATATTTATAGTGGTTTTTAATCAATGCGTCAATAATATCAACGGTATCTTGATTAGCTACCACTATTTCCCTTTTACCTTTAAAGGGACTTACTTTACCAATTAATACGTTTCTATTAACCATTTGTAGGATATCCAAATTCTAAAGGTAAAATAATATAATCCACCATAATAGTACCTGAAAACTTATAACTAAAATTTTTCGATTTATACTTTTGTATTAAACTAGCTACACCACCATAACTTAAAGTTACTGGTATCTTTAAATCACTAGATCCACTTTTTAAAACAGTTGGCGTAATACCTAATACGTTTCCTACTTCCTGACCTTCTACATACAAAGTACCCTTTATTTGTTGTATTTCTGCTGTAACTGGAGTAGGATTATTTACTTGTACTATTAAATTTAATGTAGGATTTAATAGCGACATAGGACTAAAATCTAGATCCTTAAAAAATACGCTAAACGTCCTACTCAAAACAAATTTTTGATATAATACGTATCCTATAAATAAAGCTGGAAAAATCCACCACTTTTTAGCCATAATATTGAATTGGCATAAAATTACGCTAAATTTCGTACAAAACCAACAATTTTAAACTTTTTTTAAAATGTGGATAAAATGTAGGGGTAAATATGCAATGTTACGAATGTAAAAATGTATTTTTGGCTCGTTAGCCGAGCAAAAATACATTTCATATACCCCTAAAATCATACGTTTTTATATAACTTTTTTCACTTTCAAAAATATATATTGTAAAATATATTTGGTAGAATGAAAAATAGTTATAATTTAGCATTGTTAATATTTTACTGACATAAAATAAACCCAATGCAAAAAAACTATTCCAGCGAAGCAGCTGTGTTGCTAGAAATTAAGCAACTGATTGAAAAACGTGATTATCTACGTTTATTACTTTCACTAACAAATTATCAGGATTGCACTTTAATGTTTTCCGCTTCTTCTAAATTTGAAGGAAGTACCTATCATTTTGTTAGGCAAGAAAATTTCCCTTTTAAAATGGATCAGGAAATTAGAATGTTACTGGAAGACGCTGTCGCTAGTTATAACAGCGATCTAGCTTCATTAAATCAACACTTAAAAAATATATAATGAGAAAAATATACTATTTAGGTTATTACATTTTTGAAGTGGGAAACGAGTTTGTAGTATCTATTGATAACAGCTTCCACAAAACTTTAACTAGTGCTAAAGCACACATTGATTACCTTACAAAATAATAAAATGAAATACGCTTTAACAAATGCTTTTCCAGCTACGCCTATGCAAGATAAATTTGGGCAAATAGTTTTTCCTACTGCTGGATTATCTAAATTAGAATATTATAGTCTTGAACTATATAAAACATACTGTACTATCGCTGGGGATCAATTAGGAGAACTGGAAGCAACTAAAATAATGCAAACTGCTATTTTTGACGCTACTGAATTGATAACTTTATTGGAAGAAAAAACAAAAAATCTACAAAATGAACAAACTGATAACTTGGCTATTATACAATAAAAACGGACAACTAGTCTTAATACTTTTAGCTTCATTAATTTGCTTAGGTATTTTACAAAACGATATACCACAATTTAGATAATGGAAAATACTGACAATAAATTAACCATTAATGAATTACTAGCTAAACGAAAATATAACCCTGACTACATACCAAATAAGGAAGATATTGTATTTACAATAGGAACTAATCCAGCTAGGCATACTGGATCATTAAGCAACTTTATTACCTTATCAGGATTACCTAAAGCTGGTAAAAGTACGTTTGTTGCTGCTATCGTAGCTAGTGCATTTGTACCTTATGATGTTTTTAGTATGAAAATTCATTTACCAAAGGATCGTAAAAAATTATGCTATTTTGATACAGAAAGCAGCGATTACGACTTTTATAGGCAAATTAATAAGATCAAAGGTTTTAGTGAACTAACAAACTTACCTGATAATTTTAATGCTTATCAGGTACGTGAAGACGGATCAGGATTAATACGTAAAATGATTGAAGCATATTTGGAAGCTAATCCTGAATGTAGCGTAATTATTATAGACGGTTTGCTGGATTTAATCGTTAATATGAATGATGAAAGGGAAGCTAGTTTAGTAACTAAGTGGTTAAAAAAGATTACCAAAGTTTATAACGTTTTATTAATAACTGTTTTACACCAGTCAAAAAGTAATTTGTCAACTACTGGTCATATAGGATCAGCTTCGGATCGCTTTGCACAAAGTACCCTAGACATAGTAAAAGAAAAAGATAAAAATTGCTATGTATTATCTAGTAGATTTATGCGTAGCGACGCTGACTTTGATCCAGTAACATTAATGAATTTTAACGGAGTATTCCAGCAAGTTGAAAGTGAAAATAAAAAAACACTAGGAAAAAAAGCTAGTGATCTGGACGATATTGAAAGTAAAAGATTGTGTAATTTAATTATAACAATACCGACTAGTTATAACGATATTAGTGATGAAATAATTGAACGCACAGCCACCAGTAAAAGCTACGCTAAAAATTTAATTAAAATTTGGATTAACAAAGGTTGGATATTAAAAGGATCGGACAATAAATATTTTACACGCTAACTTTTTTAACTTTTATGAAAGTATTAAAATTTATAAAATTGTTTTTTATTGTATTACCAGTTGCAATAATATATGGATCAATAATAGCTATGATCACTTTTTTAGAATATATAATAGATAAATGTAAAATAAGATACTAGTGGTTAGTATGTCAGTAATAAAAAAGGCAGCCCAGAAATCTAAAACTGGACTGCCTACTGACAAATAAACCCATTATAGGTTAACTTTTTTCAGTACAAATATATATAAATATGACAAATAAAACTAGAATTTATTTAATAATTCAACAACGTAGGGCTGTTAGTTTACAAGATTTATATGACATAACCCAGCTTGATCGTATGAAAGTATTAAAAGCTGTATCATATTTAGCCATTAAACGTAAAATAAAGGCATTTAAAGATGATAACGGTAGATATTTTAGAATAAACGATAATTCCCTATAAATGGCTAAAAAATTATATACAGCTATTGTTTTTATGGCTGATCCTAGTGATACCCCTAGAAAGTATCGTAATATATCTAATATTAATAGTTTTTATAACTTTTGTGTTAAAATAGGTGCAGCTTATTTTAATACCTACGATAAATCTACTAAACTTTTCGTAGAACGTATATACATAAAAAAAGGGACGTAGAAACGTCCCTCGCTTTGCTCTTGCATTAAACCTAGTTCAATCTACCTATGATAAAAACAATTTCTTTTCAGCTAAACGTCTATTTTTTAATCCTTTGCTAACTGCACCCCCAGCATATACCCATTTGTCAAATTGTGCTGCTACTATATTTTTATCCACTCCAGCGTTTAATAATTTTAATAAAGTACTATCAGCTAAAGCACCGTCCCCTACATTGTAGGCAAATGATGATAAAGCTATTAACTGGTTATCATTAATAGGTACTTTAACTAGTGATTTAACTTTATTAAAATACTTTTCAGCTTCTATCATTAACCAGCGTTTAGCTGTTTCTTTGTCGATAATATCCCCTTTTTGTACTGCACGTTTTTTATCCCAGTTATATCCTGATCCATAACCTACTGACCATTGTTTAAAATCCCATTGTGCAACTGGGGTAAAGTTTTCTAATCCACCGATTAAATTAAATATTCTATCACTTAAATTACCAAAACTGGTAAAAGTTAATTTTTCAGCTAGTTTTTTTCTTAACATAAATAAAATAATTACAGTAACACCTATACCTAGTGCTACTTTTTTATTCTTAGTCATACATTATCTAATATTATTATCAGCGTCTTTTGCACTAGCACCCATTAAAAAGGTACTGATCCCTGATACTGCCTGACCAATTACTTGTAATTTTCCAGTAGTATTCATAGCAAAATATCCCCCAATAGCTGCCAATAATCCAAAGATTGTAGTTTTAGCGTTTTTCATTGTCGTTAAATTTTTTAATTTTTTTAATATTATACACAATAGTAGTAATACCACTAGCTATACCAATACCCATAACGCCTATTTTAGTCATTAATTCAATATCCATTAAACTAACTAAATAAGTGGTAAAGGTTATTAAAGTACCCCTAATACTATACATATCGTAATTATTGTGTATCATTTTCTTTTTGTAGTTCGGTTGCAATTAAATTAAATGCGTTACTAACTTGTACTGCTATTTCTATTTGTTTAAAAATACCAGCTTTAATACTTTCGTCAATAACTGCTTTAATAATTTGTAGTGCTTCTTCTTTTTTCATAGGTTTATTGTAAAGGTTAAAAAAGTTAAATTAATGTAAGATTTAATTGCGTTGCACCCCACTGGTAGGCAAACTGGTTACTATCACTATTACTTGAATAGTTAGTATAATCAGCACCAGTCATTAATAAATTTCCCTCGCTTAGTTTAATTTCACTTGAACTATATAAAGCAAAATAAAAAGTAGCTGTATTACTTAAATTATCGCTAATACATTGCAAAGAAAATATTGTAGCTTGTAATATTTGACCGTTATACCATATTGATACTGGTTGTATTTGTTTCATATTAATTTTTTAAATTGTCAATTTTATCGTTTAATTCCTTTATAGCGTTTACCAAAGCAGCATAAATAGCGTCCTTTTCTAATCCTAAATATTTAATATCAGTACCAAATTCTTTTACTGCTTCAGGTATTACTTCTTGTACTTCTTGTGCAATAAAACCGAATTGAATACCCTGATTAATTTCGTCTTTTTTCCAATTATATGTAACTGGACGTAATTTTAAAATATCTTTCAATCCATATTTTAATACTTGTACGTTATCTTTTAATCTAATATCTGACGGACTTGTATTAGATATGATACCACTATTTGAATATAAAGTACCAGTACCTAAATTACCTAAATATAGTGCCTTTGTATTTCCATTAAATTCTAAAATTAAATTAGCACTTGATCCATAAATAGCATAACCAGGTTGATTATTACTATAATTACCATAAAAATTAATAGAATTAGCAGCAGCTTCCGAAGTACCAATACTTAAAGTACCATTATTTGAACTAGTTATTCTTACTCTTTCAGTAGTTGTAGTACCGTTACTTGTATTAAATCTAATTGCTCCAGCACTTCCAGTATCTACACCAGTGATATTTAATATACCTGAAGTATAATTAATTACACCATATTGGGTATTTTGTAAAGTATTACGTGATACTCTTATACCGTCAGTTAGTGCGTTTCCATTTGTACCTAATACTTCAAATTGTGCATTTGGAGTACAATTAACACCTACATAACCACCATTAAATATATGCGTAGATCCATTAAAATTTAATGGCTTATCAGTAGCAGTTGCATAGTTTCTTGAAGTAATATACCCTTGCTGCCCAGTTGCGTCAAATGATAATACTATTGATCCAGTAGTACTAGTTAAATCCCCAAATTCAGCGTCCGAAGTCGAAAATAATCTACCGTTAAATCTACCAGCACCACCAAAATAACTAAATGCAGTACCTAAATGATAATTAGCATAAGTATTAGCAGCACTAGCCATATTTGTATATAAACCATAATTACCAGTACTACTACCTGACGCTTCGCCTAATATACCAATATTTAATCCCCCAGCGTGAGTAGCAGTAGCATAACCACGTACACCAATGGCTGATCCAGTATCAGAACTATTTGTTACTTCGCCGTCGCCTTTAACACCAGCTGCACGAGTAGCACCATTTGTATAACCAGCACCATATACACCTACACCCCATTGATTAGCGTCCGAACTATTAGCTTGTGCTGTACCAGTAACACCAATTTTATATACGTGCGACTCTAAAGGACTTATTAATCCTGAATAAAATTGTGAATTTGCAAAACTTGTATTTGGTACTGTATTATAACCAGTCAATCCAGTATTGCTAAGTGATAAAACACCGTCGCCATTTGGTATATATAATATTTTTGCTGTAACGTTAGGATCAACTAAACCAAAATTAAATCTAGCAGCGTAATTATTACCAAAAGTATTTAAGTTCATATAAATACTGGTATTACCTAAACCATAAATAGTAGTTTTATCAGTTACACCTGATAATACAGCTGAATTTTGTACTAATGATAATAAACCATTTGTACCAGCTGTACCAGTAATACTTAATTTGTTAGTACTAATATCCCCAGCTGTAACTGTAATACCCTGATCAGTAGTTTTACCATTTGTGGTAACTTGCTGTAAAGTACCAGTAGTACCAGCACCAGCGTCCGCAATTAGCGTCCAAGCTGTTCCAGTATCTTCGTATATAGCACCAGTATCGGTACTTATAAATACACGCCCAGCATAACCAAACGTAGGACGATTAGCAAATACGTCGCTGTAAAATGCTGGAGTGCCTTTTTGATTAAGTATATTAAAATTTACCCTTAATGACATATTATGCGTTTAAATATCTTTTTTTAACTACTACTACATTATTACCAGTAGTAGATGATCCAAAGTTTACAAAAAATCTTTGTTTTGTATTTTCCCCAGTATTACCTGATACTTCAAATTGTTGGTTTGGCTGCAAAGTAATACTTTCAATTTTTACTACGCTAGTACCATAATTAATAAAAACGTAGCCGTTAGCATTATCGCCACCTACGTATTGACTTACGTCAACTGTATAAAAATCTACTTCGTAATTTAACAAAGATATATTGATATTGCTCATATTATATTGTATTTGGTACGTTACCTAATCTTTTTTTAAATCCATTAATACTAAAACTAATATTAAGATCACTAGCTGGTTTAGCTACTGGTACATTACTAATATCAGGTGCTACTGCATTACCTTTTTTATCTTCAGGTTTGTTTTTATTACGCATATACCACCATACGCCCAAACCAGCTAAAACTAATAATATTAATGTTTTATTATTTTTCATAAAATCTATCTTTATCTATATTTCGTGAAGTATCTAAAATACTGTCAAAAATGTCGGTTATTTGACCGCCACCCCTACCTACTGGATTAATATTAATATCAGCACTACCACCACCACCGCTAGGATTAGGTGGACTGTATAAAGCTAAATCAGTATTAGGATTATAATCTACTAAAGTGCCTTCAGGTTGCTGATAAGCACCCCCACCACCGCCAGTAGATTGATCAGCTGGATTTACTTGACTAGTATTGGATTTATTTTTCATATACCAATATATACCCAAACCAGCTGCCACCAAAATTAATATTGTACTATCGTTTTTTCTTTGCATATTATAAAGTATTACCAGTAGGTATATCCAAACCTACTGAAGCTGGTAAAGTTTTAACCATTTCGTAGCGATCTTGTCCTACGTTAATATCCCACCACGCCTTACTAGCTGGTAATTTTTCGCCATTATGTAAAACATATACGGTATCATTATTACCGAACTTTACATAATCGCCCTCTTTTAATCCAGCTGGGAACATAGGACGCATAGCTTTCATTGTTGAAGTAGTTGCAGTATCTTTCTTTTTAAATAAAAAATAATAAGCTGCTATTGCTACTGCACCGATTAATAAATAATTTTTTTTCATTGTTTTATATTTTATATTGTTTGTACGTCCTCTTGATTTACAAAACCAGCTATTCCATTCATAAAACTATCGCCAATTACTACGCTATAAACGCCACCTGATAATCCAGTTACCGTCATACCTAAATTTGCTGTATCGTATGTATAAATAACATTTTTATTATAATCAAATACCTTAGTACCAATTTCGCTATATACTTGTTGAGTACCAGTAGGGGTATTACTTTGTGGTATATAAACGCTTCCGCTTAATTGCTTTCTATCAGCTTTTCTAAATGAATTAAACAGTAAAAAAATACCAGCTAATACACCAGCTTTTATTAAAAAATTTTGTTTCATATTAAAATTTGAATTTTATACCTTTTCTTAAATAGTTGTTATTTATTTTGTCTAATTCCGATCTATCTAAATTACTTGTAACAAACGTTACAAAATCTTGCAAACCGTATAAAGGTAGTCCAAAATAATATTCTTGCCTTTGTCCGAATGTTTTAATTAAAGCTGCCACGTCAGCATCATTTTGTACCCTAGATATTTGATAACCAGCATCCGCTTTATCGTCGCTAACACTAGCATACTTTAAATCGTTATATATTTGATTAGCAATTAATTGCCATTCGCCCAATGTTTTTGTAGGTTTTTGCGTTTCTAGTGCTTTACTTACAAATTGATCTACGTTTAATTGTTGTTCAGTATCTTGCTTTACCAATTTAGGATCACGCATTAAACCAAACTTAACCAGCAATGGCTGTAACACAAAGTAATATCCAGCACCTATACCAGCTGCATATAACAGTATCTTTTGTGTATTTTTATCTATTCCTTTTGCCATTATTAAAGGTTAAAAAAGTTATAACATATTTAATAAAGTTTTAAGCTGCACAGTACCCATTTGATCTAATTTCCTCAAATGATCAATACTAACGCCTTTACTCATTAAACTATTTAAAATTATAATTGCCTCGTTTGTATCTTCTTCAATTCCAGCTAAACCAGTTGCTACTGGATCAGCATTTCCAATACCTAATAATTTAGTAACCCCAGCCATAAGCAAAGTTTGCATTTGTGGATTACTTAATATATTACCTAAAATTCCTTTGTCCTTTTCTTCTTCTTCTTCTTCTTCTAAATCTTCAGCGTTTAATTTAGTCAAAATAGCGTTTTGTGTTTCTAATACTCTTTCCAATACGCTTTCCATTTTGCTATTATAACCCATTCCAGCCATTTGCATACCGTAGTTTGGACGTTCTAATTCCGAAGCACGACAAACTAAGCTGCCATAAATAGGAGTCTTATCAGTAATATAACCAGCTTTATCCTTTTTAGGGTGCAGTTTAATAATAATAAGATCATTATTATTATTTTGTTCAATGGCTGCTAGATCGTCCTCTAATTTAGATCGACCAGCTTCCATATCGTCGTCATTCCACGAAAAAAGTAACTGTTTACGGTTTACCCAAACGGAGTAGTACGGACTGGTTGCGTTTCTATCAAACCAGTCCATTATACCCCTAGTTCCAGTTACCATAGCTTTTTCTAGTGCCATAGT